CGGGATGTGCATATCCAGTGCGTCTTCTACGCGCCGCTTGATCTGCTTGATCTCGTTAGAGCTGTATTCCTTGTCACCTATTTCGCAGCCGTCGATGTTATCCTCGCACCAGCGTTTGAGATCTCGGGCCTTGTTCCACTCTTCATCGAGTTTCTTCGCATCCCAGACATCGGCAAACGGATCGGCTTGATTCACCACCGGCACCGGCCTATCGGTTTGGCTCTTCTCCAGCTTGGACTTGGTTTCGTTCAGTTCCCGCTCTAGCTCACCGGCTTTTTCAATGGCCTCACGCTTCTGGCGAGTCAGCTTGTCGATGCGCTTGCGGTAACCGGACGGTTCCTCGTCGGCTTGGTCTTCGGTTTTCTGTTCAGAAAGAACATCCTCAGGAGACTCGTCCTGATTTTCCTCTTGGTTAGCGGTAGGATCCGCTTCCTCGGTCTGAGATTCCGCATCCGCGGCCTCGGACTCTGGGTCTTCCTCAATGATCTGCTTCTGCGGTTTTTCTTCCGGCTCACTGAACCTTTGTTCTAGTACCCTGGCCAATGCCGCCTCATCAAAGGTCAGCGGATTGATTTTAGGAGCCTGTGCCGTGTTTTTAGACAGGATCGCTTCCTGTGTATTCTGTGAGTTATCCATGCTATTTAGACCCTGCAAGCTGGGTATTGTGCGCCATGGTTGTTAAGGTCAACCAAGAAACCGTTGTGGTTAAGAGGTACTAGTTGGACTGATCCGTCAAACCATTAGCTGTCCTCAAATTGTCGATGTAGCTCGATAAATCCTTTAAAGAAGCGGCTCTACCACAGTTGTGGGACCGGCTTGAGTCCGTTAGATCAGGCTGTATTGCACTGAGCACCTCAGACTCAATCATGTCCGATAGCAGTTGAGTCAAGGCACGCATAATTGGCGACTCGTCTCCTGCTGAAACGAATGCCTCTTGGATTTTCTCGTCTGAAAGTCTCATTGTTGAACTCCTAGTCGACCAGTTACAGCGTTTTGCTGCTGTTGAACGCTGAACTGCAGGTTCTCAATGTATTTCTGCAGATTAGCTTGGAAAAGCGGGTCTTGCTGCACCTGCGCCTGGTATTTCGGATTGGATTGGAGCACTTGTTGGCTGAATTGCAGGCGCATGGCAGCCGTAGGATCGGTTTCCCGTAGCTTGGGAGGGTTACCCAAGGACATCAGCGCGATCTCGTTGTTGGTATCCTCAAACATCTTCTGCGATGCAGGCCCTTGTTGCATCACAAGCTCGGTAGCCAGCATCGGGTCAATAGCCCGGAGTGCGACAGAGATCAATTTAGCCCGGTCAATGACGCCGGCAGTGTCCAAAGGCAGGATCAAAGTCGAGATTGCCTTTAGCTTCTCGCTCACTAGGTCGCTGGACATTTCGCGCACGTCGAATTTCAGCGTTACATCGAAGTCCTGCACGTCCTCGCCTATCTGGATCTGCGATCCTGTGATGCGTTGCACCTCCTGGGGTCCCATGTACTGCAGGGTCAGACTAAATACCTGCCGGAATGCCTCGGTCCAGCCATGCAGCCAGTTGTTGATGGTCCTCTGCTGCCGCATCTGGGTCACCGCGGGGGGCACCTTCTCCGTTGGGCGCCCAAAGTACCTGTCGGTCTGCGCCATGACCTCGTTGATCAGCGTGAAAGCCACATTGGGTTCACGGGCAGGAGGCTGCATGAAGCCAATCTCACCGCGGCGTAGCACCGGGATCTGAATGGCCGGCCCAATCTTAAGGTTACCGCCCCTGGTCTTTGGCACCTCTATGGGAGGCAGTGTGGCTAGGGACGTGTAATCGAACACCGAGTCGCGCTGGGCCTTAATCTCCTGCTGCCAGGTCGAACAGATCTCGGGCACACCGCGGCTCTCGGTCATCTTCCGGTGGATAAGCTCTGAGCGCCAGCAAACGAACGGGTACTGGCCGTGCGCATAGTCCAGTAGCTCAAAGTAGCCCCACTTGTCGCCTACCTGAGGACTAAACACCGTGTAGTACACACCCGGGATACCATCGGCATCCACAGCTTTTTGATACGCATAAACTATCTCAATCAAATGCTGTCGATTGTATAGAGAGTTGTTAGGAAGCCCGACAAGGTAGGTGTAGTCAGCGAAGCTAGAAAACCGTCCCATCGTATTGATGGCTTCCTTGGCCCATTCCTCGTCCCACTCGTCGGTCTCCACCTTCTGCATGATCTCAATCTCGGTCATGTAGTATCGGCGGAATACCACTCGGGCACTCTGGATGTCGGTGGTTTCCAATGGGCATATAATCTCATCCCAGGGAGCCAATGCAGTGATCATCGGCTTGTTTTGGACCATCACAGGCACAGGGAAGTCGCATCTGCCATCGTCTCGTAGCTCCCGCACAGCCTTCAGTGCCCGGCGCTTTTTCAAGTTGGGAAAGGCAGCCATAATCAGTTCGCCTGACTGATCATCGGCCTCGGGATTGGCAATGAGGTTGGGGAAGTCGGCCAGGACCGATCCCTCGGGAGACTGTGCTGCCAATGCCATCACCTGCTCCATGGTCAGCTCCTGCTCCTTCTGCCCCATCTCCTGCTGCCAGGAGATATGCACACCCGCCCAGCCGTAAGTCCACAGGTACTGGGACAGCAGCTCCACCTCCCGGGTAAGGTCCGAGTACATCTTGGAGTTCACGGCCCAATCCATCAGGTTATGCGCCGTAGCCGCCTGGTCGACCGTGGTGACATTGCTGGGGACAACCCGGAGCATTGAGCGCCAGAAGGCAGTCGAGCACAGGTCGACCAAGCCATTCACCACCTCGTCGGCCAATGGGATACGCGTGTCGGATGCACCATCCCAAGGGAACGCTGGTTTAGTTGCGTTACTGGCGTCGTTGTTCTTCTTGCCATCGGGAGTTTGGCCAGGCCAACGGCAGAAGCGCGTGTTCTCAATGCGCTCGATACGGTTGCTAACGCCGTTATCCGTAGCAGCACGGCGCAACTCCTCGATCAATGCACCCACATTGGGCTCCTCGCCCACCGTTGCCATTTGATCCGCTGACGTCTTGTATGAATCGCCTTGCATAGTCGTTTCTATTAGTATCCACCGCCGCCGCGGGAATTGAAGCCCCCATTGCCTACGTAAGCAAGGCCCGAGACCAAAAGCATACCGATGCAGTCGATAGGATCCTTGCTAGCCCCTTTCTGACCATCCCTGCCTGTGTGCTCTGACAACGCATAGATCAGGTTGCTGCAGTTCTTGACCACATACAGCGCCGGCTCGTTCAACGGGGTGAGTGCCTGCGTAGCATCGTAGGACAGCAGGCTGTTGATAGCGCTCGTACGCTGGTCCACAGGCACGCCTGGCGCCGGTATGAAGGCCATCCCCTCGTCCAGTGGGTTGTCGGACTCAGCCAGTAGGTCGATGAGAGTGGTGCCCCCTTGTTCCGATAGTGCCGGACTACCGCCTGCCTTAGGATCAATCAATCGCATCACAGGCTCCCCATAGCCTAGCTCTGCCTCAATGGTCCGAAACATCGTCCGATACTCCGATATCGACCGACCTGCATCCAGTGTCTGAGCAGGGCCTGCTTTACCGTCATGCTTCTCGCTCGGGAATGTCCATTCGCCATAGTTGGTGTAGTCTGGGAACTCCCGCACCACGATCCGCCTGCCATCCTCGTAGACCAGCATCCACATACAGAACCAGTTCCGCGCTCCGGCAGGGTCGCATACCATGTACAGCGTCCCCCCAGGAGGCACGGCCTCGGGCTCAATGCAGTGGATATCCACCCGGAACCGGGCGAAGGCCTTCCCAATATTATCAGAAGCCCACCCATAGGCCCGGGTCAATATCTGCCCCATAGGTGCGGTCACCAGTTTCATCTTCATTTCATCGAACGGGTTGTACGGGTTGTCCTCCGAGAAGAAGAACACCGTCCGCCTATTGGTCTGGGCCTGCACCATTGTCCTGGCTGCTTTACCGACAGGCCATGTAGGCAACGCCTGCTTACCCTTCAGCAGTTCGGCCTCATCGAACCGAGTGATAGCAGAGCCGGCCGTGTACTCCTTGTAGACCGAGGCTACGCCCTCCAATGGCGTCTGGGTAACCAGTAGCTTGCCGCGGCGTGTAATGAGCCTATAGCGCAGTGTCTCAACCCAGCTCTGTGGCACCAACTCGTCGCACCAGATCATGTCCGCTTCCCGCCCCTCAATAGTGTTCTCCGATTGCGTGTAGTTAAGGAAGTCGCACCGAGAGCCATTAGGAAGGATGAATGAACCGTCTGTGAAACCATTCTTCCGGCTGTAGTTGAGGTAGTGTATCCTACCTTTCTTAGTGCCCCGTAGTGCTACAGGTAGGTAGTTATATATAGCAGGCTGCTGGACCGTCACCGAGGTGGCATGGCTGGTATGGCAGCACAGTACCGCGGCGTTCTCCTTTTCAAGGAGCGTCTGCACTACCCTACGGGCTGCCCATAGCGTTTTACCAGCCCGGTTGCCGCCGGATACCAACAGCTCCTGGGTGAGTGCGTACTCGGTGTTGCCGATCTCCCAGTGGTCAGGGATGTAGCCGTAGGTATACGGGTCGGCCTTCTCCAGTGTGACTAGCTGGGTGCGCTTAAGGCGTAACTCGACAGCACGTGGGTGCGCGGCGTCTACCCGGGGTATGACAGGGTGCAACGGCTGTTCGTTCCACCAGGCTGTGTTGCACGCCTCGGTGCAGAAGCGTTTCTGCTTAGGGCCGGTGTGGTGCTTGAGGATTACGAATGGCTTGGAGCAGAGGAGGCAGAGGGGGGTGGACATTTGTTAATATTTTTCGCTTTGGTTTACCCGTCGCCTTTTGGCGCTACCGCGGATGGCCTGACCCCCTCCCCCCATCCTGCCTGGGCCTGCTTGTCGCCGGCCTTGGCGGAGGGGTGGTTATCAGGGTCTGATAATCTATTTTATCATACTCAGTCAGTCGGTTACGTCGGGCGTCTGCTCGTCGTTCACGGTGATCGTGTTGCGATCTTTCATGTCTGCCATGAGGTCACGGTGGTTGACCGAGGCAGTCATGGAGAGGTGTATTGATGTAGGTTGGCCCTTAATAACCGAAAGTTTGTCGGTAAGCACAGCGACCGCTACGGGTAAACTACGATCATCGATCAAGTTAATAGAGGATTCAGCCAGTCGCTTGGTTCCCTTCCAGATTGCAACCTCCAGGAATCCGGTCACGTCCTTACGCCAGTCGTCCTCGTTCTCTGGGTAATCCGTTGGAACCTTGACTCCTCGGATTAGCTTGAAAGCAGTGGTGGGGCTTAGGCCTGTGTCTGCAGCGATGCTATCTAATGATTTGTTCTGAAGTATTCCTTCAACAACAAGATCGGCTTTATCTTGTGTTAGTTTGTCATTGAAATGCTGGTTTGGATGATGGGTTTTAACATATCCAATCTTTTCAGCAGCCTTGAACACCTTGTCCTGTGTTTCCTTTGGGTACTTCGTACTACCCGCCAAGATGCGCTGAGTGTAGACGTAGTTGACGCCTGCAGCCTCTGCGACATTCTCAATGCTAAGCTTCTTGTCCTTCTTAACCGGCATACGGTTTGAACCCATAGGGATATTCGCCCCAGTGGTTGAGATGTTTTTTCGGCTGCATGGCGTAATGCTTCACCTCGCACAGACTCAGCCTAACCGCGGCAGCATAGTCCTCGCTGAGGTACTCGTGCTGCCCTGGCAGGGTATCCATGGCGAACGGCATCCACAGCGTCGGGAACTGGTCGACTCTCACATCCTTGCACCAATCGATCCGATAGGGGTTTGGCACCTCTGACCCTCCGAGCCAATCAAGCGCGCTCATAAGGCAACGTCGCGGGATTGCGAGGCATCCCGATGCGAACATTCGGATCGGTACTAGCTCCGTAGCACACTCGGCATCCGATGTCTGCATCCTTAGAGCTTTGACGTGCTCGGTGTCGATACGCAGGGCCGGCCTTAGCGGTAGTGCTCGGCAGGGGTAGGGGATGCACACGGTCGCCTGGTGCTCGTGGGCGAGCTCTGCCATGCGGATAATGTCCTTCGGGTCGAACTCGATATCGTGGTCGATTTGGACCCATACATCTTTGCCTGAGTCGAGGAACCATTTAGTAGCGCGGCAACGGCTTCGGGATATCAATGCATCCTCGCGAATGGTTCGTAGATCGGTCTGGCGGTCGCTTGTACTAAAGGTGGCTGTTAGGCCTACCCAGGACATAAGACAGGCTGCACTGATACCGCCGTATGCATACAGGCTGACGTGTATCGAGGGCCTTGTGCCTGATGTAGTTGGCTCATGCACCACGGCTGTAGCCTGTGGAGCGTGGATGAACGGGTCATTCATGTTGATTGCTGCTGTTGGATTGTTCATGTTCTAAGTTGGCTCGTTGTTTCGATAGGTAATGCTCGTGACCTTTTGCTAATATGTATGTGATAGAACCTCTGGATACATTAACTGCTTTAGCAGTGTCGTCTAGTGTCATACCAATCTGCCTGAGTTCGTAGGCACGCTCACAGAACTCCGGTGTGTACTGCTCGGGGTCGACGTGTATCTCCTCCTCAATGCCCGGGTCAAGAGAGCCGTCGTTGTGGTACTTCTGAGATAGCGGGTAGGACATCAGGCCATGGTCTATGGCCCACTTGATCAGCCTAGGCGCTTCGTTCAGGAGCTTGGTGCGGTTGAGATCGTATTTGATGTTCATTGGAAGCTCGGTGATGGGTCTGTGAAGCGGCAGTATTGGCCTTCGTACCACAGAGGGACGATGCCGCATTCACCGTCTCGTTGTTTTGCAATGGCAATGATGGCCTCGCCGTTGGCCTCGTGACGCTCCCGGTTGAGCAGGAGCACTAGGTCAGCATCACGCTCAATTTGCCCGGAGTCGGCTAGGTCAGTGAGGCGAGGCACTCGGCCTTTGTCCTTCTCGTTCTCACGGTTGAGTTGAGCCAGGGCAACTACGGCTGTCTTGGTATCGGAGGCCACTGCCTTGAGCTTGCCCGACACTTCTGCAATCTCATAGGTCTTCTTCTCGGCTGACTTGGAACCATGGATCTTTTGGAGGTAGTCGATGAGCACTAGTTTGACTCCCCACTTGCGTACTGCCCGTCGTATTACCGCGGTGATTGTGGCAATGCTGGATATGCCTGAGCCCGACACGTAGTAAATGGGGCTGCCGGCAACTTTAGCTGTGGCTGAACCCATAGCCTTCATACCTCCTTCATCCATCTCACCGGTCTTGATGTCCTGCATCGGTATGGATCCTACGGTCGACACCATACGGCGCACGATAGACTCATCAGACATCTCTAGGCTAATGAAAAGGGTTGGCACCCGTTGGTCGATGGCTGCTGCCTTGGCAATGGCTATGGCAATGGCCGTCTTACCTATCGATGGCCTGGCTCCGATGATTGCTAACTCACCGAGCTGGAAACCATCGGTCAACTTGTCGAGACGATGGAAGCCCGAGGTAATGCCCGAGAGCTGGCCCTTGCGGTTGAACCTTTCCTGAGTTGCATCAATAAACCGACTTACAACGGACTTGGAGCTTTGTACTTCCTCTTTGGCTGCCTCGACGGTGAGGCCTGCCTCGGCATTACAGACGATTTGATCCACAGACAGGGTGGTGACAGCGGATTCACGTATCAGCCTGTCTCCGGTCAATCGCAGATGGCGACGGTGGTGAGCTTCTAGAACAGCCTTGGAGAACTCGGGATGATTGGCCGGGCTGGCGCAGATCTCGTCGCACTTGTTCAATTCCTCAAAAGGGGGGGTGATCTGAGGAATAGAGCGCTTCCACTCTTTGACCACGGTCTGAAGGCTGATTGCCTCGTGCCTGCCTATCAGGGCCTTGGTGATCTCGTACACCTGGCGGAGCTTGTCCTGCTGGATTGCATCCGGGGGTATACGGGCGAATACCTCGTAGCAAACATCGGGACCGCCGGTGAGGCAGGCACCGATCAGGCCGTACTCGTCGTCCTGGGCGTAGAATGGGTCGCTCATTGGTAGTCCGAGATGTTGGTGCTGTACGCGCCGGTGCCATTGTTCCCAGAGGGGGAATCGCTTTTAGCGCGGTCGATCTCGGTATTCCAGTTGTTGAGCAGAGTGAGGATGTCTCTACGAAGGAACTGGTTACCGCTTTTGTACCGTATCTCCAACAGCAGGATTTCGGATTCCGGCGTGTTCAGGTCGAAGGTTGCCTTGAGAGCCTTGAGCTCTTTCTGTGACCAGGATGTCTCAGGCCTACGTTTGAACCATGATCCAATCCTTGCTCTGAGCGCAGCGATTCCTTGGGCTGGATCGGTATCGGTGTCGGAGTCGGTATCGGAGTCGGAGTCGGGAGCATTTGTAAACATATGTTTTCCGATGTTTGCATCTGCCAACATCTGCTCGCATCCGTAAACATATGTTTGCAGATGTTTACAAATGTCTGCAGGAGGTGCCGGGTATCTGCTGGCCTTAGCTCGGCCTTGTTCCCACTTGGCAACCTGAAGGAACTTCTTTGAGTCGACTTGGTAGATGCCGATGAGCCCTGCCTTTTCCAAATCCACCAGCAGGCCTTCGACCTTCTTCTCCGATACTCGGTCAAGTTGCAGAGGGAATAATGATGCTCTAAGGATTTGAGTTGATGCGGATATTCTCCCGTAGTC